GCGTGGGGATGGGCATCGATATCGAACCAATGGTAAAAGCTGGAATAACTCCGTTTATCTCAATCCATCGATATGCATAATTCCAAGTCACATTTCCGGTATTTGCGTCTGAGCATTTGTAGTGAATGTGAAATTCTGCTGCACTTCCAGTCATATAACCATGAGGCAATTGCCATACAAAATCACATCTTTGCGTTGAGCCATTTTCAAAGTCAAGCGTAGAATTTGTTGTATTGATAACTGCTGGACCAACTGATCCTGGCGGGTTAACAGCTACCGCAGATATAACAAGATCATCCCACATAGGGATAAAATATGAACTTGATATATTCTGGAATGTTGTATGTTCATTTTCTGTTAAATGATAATGTTCACTTGTTGTTCCACCGAGAAGACCTTGCAAGGATTCATGAGAACCGGTCAATGGAAAATAGTTAATATCCGACTCAGTTTTTGTATAATAATCATTTGCGAGAGAAGAAGAAACATTATCAAGAGAACCGGATGTTAAACTATAATCAGTCCATAGTTCATCCAATGATGATGACACAGCAACGAAATCAACTTCTGCCAACGATTCTGAAAGTATAGCTACGTCTTCTAGCGCTTGTGCCATTGATTCAGATAAAGCCGGAATGTCTCCAAGTGCAAGTACTTGATCTTCCAATCCTTCTACTCTTGGGTTAAATTAACGTAAAATCCTTGGCTCATTTTTAAAATTCCTTATACAGTGCCGTATTAAATAGGCTTGACTTGCTCTTGAGAGTCCGGTATACTACATATTGTTTTATAAGGAGGTTCTTTTATGGTACCGAGTTTTGTTAAGGTATTTTTGTTTCTATTTTTCTCGTGTACTCAAAGTCAATATGCAATCAAGCAATCGATGTGTCCAACGTTTTCCGAGATGATCACAATCAGTTATCAAATTGCCAGAGAATCAATCGAACAACAGTTTCCATATCCAGTCGTTGTTGCTGCGATTGTCTGGAAAGAATCGAAGATTAAGAGATTGGCAACTGGAATGGATCGCGATCTTGGACTAATGCAGGTTCGATGGCCAAAGAAGGGCAATACATATGCTACTCACAAGCAAAACAAAGATCGAACGCCAAACCTATATGACTCTGAAGAGAACCTTAAAGAAGGAATTGCTCGATTGGTCGAATGGCGCAGAAGCGACAAGGTGAACTATACAGCCCATTTCAATTGCGGATCGAATTTAAAGAGCAAACTTTGCAGAAAGAAGAATCACGGACTCGATTATCAACAGCAAGTATATGCATCTATTTCTAGGTTTCTTCGAACGTTGAGGGCTTCCGATTTGTCTTGACAATCGATCTTGGTAAGTGTAAACTGTTTACGTGAAGACAAAGAACACCAAAAAAAAGAATCGTTTTGGGACCAAACTCAAGGTTGGCGATCTAGTTTGTGTAACAAAAGCTGGAGTAATATTCTTATACAGAGATCATCGTGGTTGGCTAAATCGTCGATATGTTTTGAAAGGACCAGCCTGGGCTTCAGATGATCATATATTACCAGAGATTGTCGGAATTATCACTCAGATTATGTGGCGTGGTCCCTATATGCTTTCGTTGTCTCTTTGGGATATCGAAAGACAAACTGAAGGTTGGTTTGAACAGCCATTTACAGAAACAGATATGGCAAGTGTTAGGTTTGTAGCATGAACAGCAGTCCACTTCCAGTTTTGAATGAAATGACGGCAGAACAGTTAAAGTCTGGTGATTTGTGTCGATGGGAAACGACTAATTGGAATTCAGATGTGAGAGTGCCTTATTCTGATACGCTTCTTTTGCTGCTTCTCGAAAATCCAAAAGTAACCAACGTTAAGCAAGATGTTCAAGAGCACCGTACACTTGACGGTCTTACAATGATGTATCCTGGCAAACGATGGGTAACTTATACTGTTGATGCTTATGTGATGGATTGGAATCGAATTTATACGTTCAATGTTGGTCCAGGCTGTACTGGATATACAGAAAAGCTATGAAATCATACAGAGACTTAGAAGTTGGAAGTATTTATAAGTTTGGCGTACAGAGTCGAGGATTATTGTGGTTGTACTTAGGGTTTATGCCTTCGGCTGATGGTTGTGTTGCACACAATTACTTTCTTAGTATGGAAAAGTATTATGTTGATTGTTTCTCTATTAGAGAGTTAAATAATGACATTCGGCGTGGACGAATTAGAAAGATCTTGTCATGAATTCCGATTTTGATAGTTTGCCGATTCTTGATAAAGAATCGTTCAAAACGGTTAAGACTGGCGAGTTATATCGACTTCAAGAGCTTGGTCCTACGATTTTTGATAGTACCACGTTTGAGCCACATAGAAAAGTATTAAAAGATCGATATTTGTTGGTTCAAGTGGTCGACGAAGTTAAGAAATTTGGTACTAACTACAGTGCTCCCTGTATAGATCTCAATTCTGGCGTAACGATAATCGTAAATTATGCGATGTCAAGCGGAAAGCTAGATTATTACAATTACTAGCTACTAGTTGCCTCTCCTTTCTCCAACGCCTATTTATGACTGAACAGTACTGTTGGAGAAATCCCAAATATGCCACCTTCTTATCTTCCACAATCGAGCTATAATCAATATATCCTGCCAGCTACAGGCACAATTGAGAATGTTGTTGATGCACTGTCTCTAGGTGTATACGCTTCTTCTACAGAATTCCTAAGTGGTGCTGCTGCACAGGTTTCATATGTCTACAATGAGCTTGGTGGTGAAATTCTCGATCAAGAATTAACTGAAAAGCAAGTTTATGAGAGCTATGAACGTGCAACTACAGAATATTCTTATATTCTCAACCTTCATCAAGGCAAAAACGTGCTTATGCAGGCTCTTGGAAGCCCAACAGCCTCATTTGATCACGAAGGAACCGTTGTTGACGGTCCAGAAGGAGCAAATTTAACCTATCCTCGTTTTGATTTTGGCTATATGCGAAGAACGGCTGAAGGATATTCGGCAGAATTATCAATGGGAGGCACACAGACTGTCTATTCAGCCTCTTTTGACGTGGAAATTGATAAACAAGACTATGATTTACAGCAAATCTTGTATTCTGCAAGTCTAAATGCTGATTGTCCTTGGAGTGGATCGTTTGCTGACGGCGCAACAAACACATTGATTCGTGTAAAACGTGTATTTTACAAGACTCCGAGAGCAACTTGGAGATATTTTGGTTATTATGGTTTGGGAGGTCTTGATACAGTTGGAGCGTTGTCAAGCTATGGTCAGTTTGCAAGTGCTTCAACGTTCCAGTTGGTTCCTGTGTGGCAAAATAAGCTTCAGGCGATGCATTATAGTGATGCTTTGTACACTCGTTTGGCTCATTATTCGTATGAGTTGAGAAACAACAAGCTTAGAATTTTTCCAATTCCAAGAGAACCATTTGCAACAAGTAAAATGTGGTTTGAGTTCATTATTCCAAAAGGATCATTCGAGGATGGTGAACGAGAAAACGGAATGCATGGTGTTAACAACCTTGGAACGTTACCATTTGACAATCTTCCTTATGAAGCAATCAATGCAATTGGTAAGCATTGGATTCGAAGGTTCTCTCTGGCTCTCTGCAAGATGCGAATGGGATATACTCGCTCAAAGCTTCGTTCAATTCCAATTCCAGGTAATGAACTGACCCTAAATGGCGCGGAATTGTTGACTGAGGGCAAAGAAGAGGTAAAAGATCTGCGAGAAGAGCTAAAGAAAATCCTTGATGAACTAACCTATCAGAAATTAGCCGAGATGCAAGCAGATACGGCAGAAAAGACAATGAGCGTATTGAATAAGATTCCTCTTGGCATTTACGTTGGATAAGTAATGAATACACCTTCAATCAATTATGCTCAAATAGAAGCGGTCTTCAAGTATTTTCACGTTTCCGACACAAAGTTGGGTAAAAGAGATACGTTTATTTTTAATCCTCGCGTTCCAAGAACACCATATGTTCATAACAACTATCGAATTGAGGATGATTTTACCGAAAGAGTATCTTTGGCTCCTAGAATTGTCGATGCAATGCAGGCTGGTGCTGATGGAAGATACGTTTATGCTGGTGACTTCAAGATTTTCAATGACGACGATATTAAAGCTATTGATTTGATGAAATATTGGCGAAAATGTCCATTTGCGGTTGGTGGCGTTGAAGATTTCAATATGAGAACTTGGCTTGAAGACATTTACAAAGAAAGATTCAACGACGATTCGATTCGAGTGATTATGCGAAATGGTGATGCAGCCGTACATGGAAATGCTGGTGCAGTTGATACAGCCAACGCAAATCGCTACATTCAAGTTTATAGCGACAAGAAAGATAAGACGCTTCTCAGACTTCCAGTGAAAACTGGATTGATGGGCTATTTTGGTCCTCGTGACCTTCCAGATGATTTGCAAAAATTATGGTATGCTTGTGTACCAGACGCAGATGAAACGCATGAAAAGTGGTCTACAGACGATGTGAAGATGGTATTTGTCGGCATGCGCGATTCAGGAACAATTCACCTGTCTGAAACTGCCACAGAAATTTTGATGAAGCTTGGGTATCTCAATAAATCTGGTAAATTTACCAACTTGGCAGTGCCGACCGTTGGTTCTACAGAGAAGCTATATGAAAGTTGGCGCGATTGGAGCAAACGAGGATGGTAAGCGACAATAAATTCACACCATTAACAACTGCTCCACCTCCTTTGTTCGTTGGTAAGAAAGAACGTGATTTTGTTGCTCATATTACACTTGAAACAGAAGAAAGAATCATTGGACAATCGATCTTGTATTATCCAATCGACATTATGACGACAAACTATCATTCAGTATACGGTGAAGCGATAAAGAAGAACTTTTTACCTCCAATTCAAGTGTACGTGGCTATTGAATGGGAAGGCTACAAGACGGATACCGAAAAGATGGGAGTTGATCGATATGCTAGCATGAAGGTCCACTTTTTCAAACGAAGATTGACAGAAGAAAAGGATCTTGAGGTGCAAACAGGCGATTACGTTTTGTACGGAGAACAATATTACGAAATTGTCGAATTAAATGAGCCAAGAGAACTGTTTGGTCAAGTTTTTGCCGACAAAGTAGAGATTGAAGCAAAATGCATCAGAGCTAGAGAGGGATTGTTTAAGGGATGAAGTTATATGAAGCTGAAAGAGAATATTGGGGCAACAAAGCTGCTGGAGTCTTATGCGTAAGCGCTCAATCTGGTAGATTTTTGGTAATGCTTCGTTCTGATGAAGTAAATGAACCTAATACTTGGGGCGTTCTATCTGGCAAGGTCGACGGCAAAGAATCATTTGAACAAGCAGCTACCAGAGAAGCAAGAGAAGAGACAGGATACACAGGCAAAGTGTCATTGACTCCAATGTATAAGTTTAAAGACAATGACTTTACGTTTCAGAACTTTTTGGGCATTGTTGACCAAGAGTTTGAACCAAAATTGAATTGGGAATCAGAGGATTCTCGTTGGCTTACATTACAACAACTAGAAAAACTACCAAGAAAGCACTTTGGATTGACTGCTCTTCTCAAAGACCAAAAGTCATATGATTTGCTCAAGAAATATGAGAACAAGACCGCTTCAGAGCTTCAAAAAGGCTGGAAAAGTTATATCGGAGAGGCAAAGCAAACAATTATTCCAGATAGAATAACATTCGAACAAGCAGAATCAATTTTCAAGTACTTTCATCTTAGCTGGAAAAAATTAGGAGAAGATACGTTTACTTTTAGTGCGAGAATACCAAATGGTCCTGCACCTTGGGAAGATGATTTTACCAAGCGTGTTTCTTTGGGACCAACAATCAATGACTGCTTGGTTGCTGGTGCTGATGGTCCTTATGTTTACGCAGGAGATCTCAAATTTACTCCAAAAGATGATATTCCAATTGTTGATGTTGAAGAAACTTGGGACGATTGCCCATATAAGAAGTTTGCAAAGAAAGCTTATCGTGGAATAATGAGTTCAGCTGAAGCCTTTCAGTGGTTTTTAAAAGAGTTACGCAAAAACGGTGAGACTTTGTACTATTATTCGAGAAACGCTAAAGGATGGAAAAAGGTGCCAGAAAACGATATTGAGAAACAAAATAGTATCGTATATTATAGTTTGCCAATATCGCTTGAACAGAATGGTCATAATTATTGGGTATTTGGCAACGATCCATCTATTTCTTTGCCTGAAAAATACCAAAAGGCTTGGTATTCATGTGTACCAGATGCAAAGATTACTCACGAGAAGTGGAGTCCAAAAGACGTTAAATTAATGTATGTTGGAGCAATGGATAGTCGAAACAAGGATATTATTCTCACCGATCATATGAAGCAGTTCTTGATTAAAGTTGGAGTTGTTTTTAATGAAGAATAATCACTATTGGATTAAGTGGAGAAGTTTCATCAGCGAATCAAGTGATGTTTTTAAAGACACTCTTCGACAAATTCCAAACAAAAAACGAGAGTCGTCAAATAAGACTGTTTTGCCAAGAGAAAGGGAGACTTTTATCACTTTTAAAGATGCTGAAAGTATGTTCAGATACTTTCATTTGTCAGCAAAGAAGTTAGGTGATGATGCTTTCACCTTTAGCGCTCAAATACCAAGATATCCTGCTCAATGGGAAGATGATTTTACAGAGAGAGTATCTTTAGCCCCAAAAATTGAAGATGCCGTTAAAGCCGGGGCGAAAGGACCATACGTTTATGCTGGTGATCTGAAAAACACGAAAAAAGACGATATCCCAATTGTTGACGTAGAAAAAACTTGGGATAATTGTCCATACAAGAAGTACGGAAATAATAGCGCTGCTGAACGCGGCAATTTCTACGATGATCAGGCGCTTGAATGGTTTGTGGATGAAGTTGCTAGACGAGGTGAACGATTATTCTATTATGGTCCATCTTCACCGTCAACCGATTGGAATGATCGCGATTGGATGGAATATGAACGAGAAAATGATCGTTCTGGTGGCATATTGCGTCAAATGATATATGGCAATTTTCCGCTATCCCTAAATAAAATTCCGAAAGATCCAGATGATTACTTTACGCTCCAGATGGCGCCTTCCGAGCTTCCAAAGGACTACCAAGACGCTTGGTATTCCTGTGTACCAGATGCTAAGATCACACATGAAAAATGGAGTCCTCAAGATACCACATTAATGTATCTTGGTCGACTGGTAATGCAAGGATATAATCACATTGGAGAAATTGTAATAACAAGTCACGCGAGACAATATTTAGAGAAGAACGGAATAGATTTTAGCAATTTGGAATCATAATATGAGAGACATAGAGAGCAGACAAGGTTCATTTCCCTTAAATCCATCGAAATTAGAAGATATTGATGCTTCTGTGTTGGATTGGGTGAAGGATAAGAAACTACAGACAACTACAAATGAAGGATTCAGTACTGTTCCCGTACTTTGGGTGTCTGAAGAACGTTCCCATCAAGTAAAGAATCGAAAAGAGTTAAGAGATAAGTTTGGAACAATGATCCTTCCAGCAATTGCAGTTGAACGAACAGGTTTCGAAAGAGATCTCAAAGATAAAGGCTCATATAGACGTTTTTTGATGCCAGAAAAAGGTTATGATCCTAGAGGCGGCATGATTACAGTTGCTCATAGAATCAAGCAAGATAAGACAGCTAATTTTCAGAATGCAGACAGCATGCAGAATTATAGTCGGCTTAATTTTCCAAGAAAAAAGAACAACAAAGTAGTCTATGAATACATTACAATGCCAATGCCAATTTATGTTGTTGCTCATTACGAGATCAACATTGCGACCGAATATCAACAACAGATGAATGATTTAGTTCAGCCGTTCGTTACTGATGGTTATGGCTTTAGTTGGATTAG